TGAACGACAAGGCATATCTGACGATCTTTGCCCCGCTCGGGTTTTCTCGGGAGGATGCGGACGGGAAGACCTTTGCCGAGCTGCTGATCGACCAAAGCGCCGCGATGGAGATCGAGCGGCTGGACCGAGTTGCGCTCTCGAACCACGGCTCGGCCGTCAGCAACCTCATCCAGCTCCACCCGACCTTCCCCTGATGCACGTCGTGAAGGTGGCGACCACCGGCAAGATGGGGGCGCTCTGCTATGAAGGGTACGCCTTCCGAGCGAACGAGCGCGATGTCAGCGACGGCGTAGGGCAGGCGCGACAGATCGAGGCGCGGGAAGCATCCATCGACCATCTGGCAGAGCCCTCGCCGCCCGCCCGCCCGCGCTGAACTGAAGGAGAGAGACAATGACGAACCAGCCCGAGCGGCGCTGGCGGCGCTCCTGCGTCCGCTCCTCAAGCCTCCCGGCTTCAACGACCCGACTTTCCTTGCCGAATGGAACCGCATCCTGGACGCCGCGGGGGATGCGTAGGGACGCCGAGGCAGGCTCCGCTGCGCCCGCCGCCCTACGACGCCTACGGTGCCTTCCCCGGCCGCCACGGTCGTTGTCCCGGGGGGCAAGGGTCTCACGCCCGCCGTGCCGCGATCGACGCCACCCTGCTCAGGATCGCATGCCCCGAGAACAGCCTTGAGAGTCTCGCGTCGTGGGTGGATCCGACGCGGGCGGCGTGCATTCGCTGGGGATCGACACGGTTCGGGAGGTGGCCAGCTTCCTCGCCAACATCGGCGTCGGAGAGCGCGGGCTGACGAAGCTCGAGGAGGGCTTGAACTACAGCGCCAAGCGCATGGCCGAGGTCTGGCCGGGCGGTTCGCCACCAACCCCGAAGCGCCGATGAAGCAGCGGCAGCGAACAACTTGGCGATCAGCCTGGCTCACAAGCCGCAGGCGCTGGCGAACCATGTCTATGCGAACAGGATGGGCAATGGCCCACCGGCAAGCGGCGACGGGTGGCGGCACCGGGGCTACGGACCAAAGCAGCTCACCGGCAAGGAGAACCACACCCGCTTCGCCAAGGCGTTCGGCGTGCCTGTCCAAGCGGTGCCCACCTTCTCCGAACCCGCGAAGGTGGGATGCAGTCTGCGGGCTGGTACTGGTTCGACCGCGGCATGGATCGGCTGGCGGCAACTCCCGGCATCGAGGACGACCGCCAAGCGATCAACGGCGGCCAGATCGGCGTTGACGCGGTGCGCGAGCGTTTCGACGCGCTGATCGCCGAGCTGCTGCGGAGGTGCGCATGAGCGAGGATAAAGACGCCTTCGCCTCTGCGCCGCCTCGCGAGGTGCGCGCTATCGCGCCGCCATCGGCATCATGGCGCTGTGCGGCGGCTTGTTCGGGTTGGGCGCCTCTACTTCGTCCCTATTCCTGAGGGCAACCGGGAGTCGCTGCTGCTCGCGCTCGGGCTTGTCCTCGGTTGGGGCTCGACCGTCGTCGGTTACGAGTTCGGATCCTCGCGGCGGGAAGGAAGGCGGCGGACGCTGGCCTGCGGAAGGACGGGCAGGGGTGACCACCATTCCCCTCCGTCACGCAATGCTCGAAACGGCGGACTGGGGCTGCACCACCTATTTCGCCGACGGCACTAAGTACGGCGCGACGCCGCATGCCTGGGATCACCACTACCACGTGATCGCCCACCGCTGCGGCTATGAGGGCGACACGCTGCGCTACTGCATCGAGCACGAGCTGGCGCATTTGGTGGCGGAAGAGTGCCTGTTTGACCGTCCTAGCCGCATCCTGTGGGGACTGGCCCACGGCGAGCCCCTGAGCGCCCCTGAGAGCGCTTACGAGGAGATGATGGCCCAGCGCTTCAGCGGTTCGTCCGCGGCGCTGAGCGGCCGATTATCGGCGGTGTCGACTGGGATGCGATGCGGCGCCGGTTCTCGAGGTGGTGCCATGACCCGCCTTTTTCGCCTCCTCCAGTCCCTCCTAGCAACCAGAGAAAGGCTCCTTCGATGAACCTCCGGAAACTCTACATGCTCGGCAAGCGCCTCGTCCCGATCGCTGTCGCCGTCGCGCCCATCGTGGTCGACGCCTACAAGGCGGTTAAGGGGCCGAAGAAGCCCAAGCCGTGACCTACCGCCGCTGCCCCTCGTCACAGCCTTACCCGTTGGGCTGGATCGTGCTGGGCGGGCTGCTCGGCTATGCCTGCATCTTCGCCTTCTGCGCCCTTCTCGCGCTGGCGGGGGAGTGCTTGGAGAGGGGCTGTCCTAGCGTCGGGGAGGTGGTGGAGAGGAGGTAGTTGGCGGGCCGGGCTTGATACCGGCTGATGCGGAGGCGGCTAAATTCCTCCTGCGTCTGGCTTTCCGCTTCGTTGGCCTTCGCCCACCAGCGCCTGTTCCGCGTGTCTATCCACGCCGCCGCCAACTGCTGGTTCGTACCACACCGCCCCTTGCCTCGCAAGCAAATCTCGTATAGCGGGGAGGAGCGCTGGTGTCGAAATCCTGCAGAGGACAGCGCATAGGTTGCGGCGGCGTGGAAAGGAACACGCGGCATGGGGCTATAGTCAGGCGCGGTCCTACGGGTGCCTGATGTAAATGCCTCCCAGCGCGGCGAGAGGGTAGGACTACCTCGCCAGCCGGTATCAAGCCCGGCCCGCAACCGCCCTCATGTTAACGAACCCGCCGAAACCTAACAGGTTCGGCGCTCATGTTAGGGTTTTCGCTCGACCGGTGCGGAGGGCTTATCGGTTTACCGAGGCGGGGTGGGACTCTTTCAGGGCAGCGTCGATCATGGCGTGCCAAGTTTCGCCAGCGGTTGCCAGCCCTCCGCGTGACTGTGCATCCGCAGCCAGCCACATTCCCTCCGTAGGCTCGCGCATCTCTGCGATGGCGGCGCGGGCGGCATTCAAAGCCTCCCCATGCCGAACATCGCGCATGCCCTCAAAGCGGGAATCGAAGTAAAGCTCTGCAGCCTGATCACCCCACATAGCGGCGGCAAGAGCCCGCGCCACCGCTTCACCATCTCGCTCATCCCATCCTCCTCTGCTAACCAGCCCCATGCCCATCCTAGACGAACCCGCCCTCCGATTCGAACTCCTCCGCATCGTACAGCTTCTCCCGAAGTCGGTACGCAACGACTTGGCGAGCTCGAAACCCGAGGCCGCCGAGCGAGGCACGAGGGCCGCGGTCGAGATCATGTACCAGCGGCTTCGGGAGTTCGAGGTGAGGGCGCCGGATCGGAAGGCGCTGGACTTTTCGGAGATGGAGCGGTGGTAGATCACGCGGCCTTGGCTCTCTGCTCCGCCCGTTCAGTTTCCAGTCGTGGTACCCACCGACCTCAAATCCGAGGTGAGCTTCACGATCTTGTCTGGCTGGTCAGGGTCATATTCCTTCTGAACTCCCAGCTCTCCGAACTCGTAATCGTCCGGCAGTTGGCGGTAGCTGACTTGGAAGACGCGCTCGGTCCGACCTCCATCGATCGATCCACGAACTGTGAAATCGGCTGTGTCGGCGTCACTCGTTGGGCATAGGTAGCAAGAGCGAGCACGGCGTGCTGACCGATCATGACGGATACAGGCTTCCCCTTCTCCTGCGCTGCCTTGGCATGAACTTCCTCGATTGCGTGGAACCAGCGCCGAGTAACGGCCGCCAGCGCCTCGTCGGCAACTCCAAGTAGGCGCCGGCTTCGATCAGGTCGATGTTGCGACGGGCCGTGAACAACACGGTTTGCTGACCGAGGATTTTATCGGCGATCTTGCGGCGCAGTTTCGCGAACAGCGGCTTCTTACCCATCCTCATTGTCCTTCGTTGACTAGCCCCTCCGGGTGGGAGGGTTAGGCGGCGCTCCGATGCGTCGGAGGTAATGCGGCAGCAGTGACGACCAGTCGAAGCTGTCCCGGAAGTCGCCGCAATGGTGCGAGCGCTCAGTGAACGGGTGACCAGCGCCGATGTGAAGGCTCGAGCCGTGGATCCCCAGCATAGCAACACGCTCCTCAGCCGCGACGGGAGCCGCCTTGGTACATTGGCCGGCAAGGGAGTTGTACGACCCCCACCAGTCGCAGCCGGCGCAGCAAGGGCCATGCTGCCAGTAGAAGGTGTCGTGCATCTCCTGCGCCCCTCCCGCCCTCCGAAGGTGTGGGGAGGGGTCATGCTGCGAACAGTCCGGGAGTAGACTCAGCGGCCAATCGTTCGGCGGCCGCCGGATTGAGCCATAGCACCTCAGTCCGCTCGCGAGCCCCGTCTGCCAGGGCGGACCGAGTCTCGCGGCGCCAGCCGCCCAAAGCAGCGTCGTAGTGCTGCGAGGCATAGCCCGAGAGCACCACCATCCCGTCTAGTCCGCGAAGAAACGCTAGCAGCTCCTGATGCTGCTCCAGCGACATTTCGTGACGATAGTCGCTGCCGGAATCTCGCGTCTCCGGAAGATAGGGCGGGTCTACATAGTGGAGGGTTTCGGGCTATCGTGAGCAGCCATGACCAGCTTGGCATCCCGGTGCTCCACCACGATGCCGCGGAGCCGATCGACAATGCTCAGAAGTGGCTCGGGATAGTTCGCCCAATCTCTTCGCTGGCGTGGTGCCGGAACGGTTGCTGTTGCCTAAAACCAGTGAGCCTAGCGTGTCCGTTGCTGCAAAGCCCATGAAGGAGCGCACGATCAGGCGGCGAGCTCGCTCTATGTCTGTGCTTGCCTCGCCATAAGCTGCGCCTGCTCAAGCCGGGCAAAGGGCGTGAGTGCGGTGAGACGAACAAGCTCCGCACCCTGCACCGGATCCCGCAGCACTCGAAACAGGGTCACCACATCATCATCAAGGTCGTTGTAGACCTCGGCGTAGCTAGGAGGTTTTCGAAGCAGCACGGAAGCCGCTCCGCCGAAGGTCAACATAGGCGCGGTGCTGCGGGAGGTGGGCGATGATCCAAGGAGCCAGAAGCCACTTACCGCCATGCCAGCGCAAAGCCGGTCGGGTGAGTGCCATCAAAATCCTCCCCTTGGTACGGTTGTACCAACCTGCGAAACGGAAACGGAACGCAGGCTGCACAAACTGCGAAAACGCCTGCGAAGAGCGGTCCAGAATTGGCAGAAAACTTGGGGGAGGCTTCGTTTACACCGAGAGGGTCGGCGGCGAGAGAAGGCGTTCAGGCCCGTCATACTGCCTCGTCCTCGACATTCTCTCCGCCGACTGCTCGCGAACTTTCGGCGTCACGGATAAGCGCCCGAGCAAGAGCGCGGCCAAAATGCTGCTCAGCGTGCGCGCTTGAGCTTATCCCGTAGGCGGCGGCCTCAAGGATCATATCCGTCCGACCCGCCGCCATCGGCACCGGCATCAAGCGCACATTGTCCAAGCTGGCCACCTTGACCGGGATGTAGCCGGCGGCTCGCAGGCTCGTCAGATGCATCGAGTTGATCTCAGCATCTTTCGTGTAAAAGGAAAACTTCGGCCATCAGAACATCTCCCGAACGGCGGCCCGGAACGGACCACGACCAAACTGTGCCGACCTATGGGACGGCACAGGCAGCGCAAAACCAGCGCTCATGCGCCCTTTGCGGCATCGTTTCTGGCGGAAATGCTGGACTTCTGGCGTTTTCGAGGGCTTACCGTAAGCGGTTTTCAAGACCGCTGCCTTAAACCACTCGGCCACCTGTCCAACGCCGCAGAAATCTGCCGTTTCTGAGGCATAGCATGGCACAAAAACCGCTGCATGTGTGCCTAGGTTTGTGCCGACTCTTCCATCACGATCGCAGCCTGTTCCGGGGTGAGGTAGGCCAGATACTCTTCCGTCTGCTTGATCGTGCCGTGCCCCAATACCTTCTGCAGCCGATAATCGACCCTCTGTTTTCGAGGTAGCGGATAGCCATCTCGTGCCGGAAGTCGTGGAAGCGCATGCGGGTGAATCGGCGCCCAGATTTCTGTGCCGACTTTTGTGCCCGGCCGACGACCTCTCGGACATCTCGGTCACCCGCTTGTACGGACCGCCGTTGCGCGTATTGAACACATAATCCGAGCCAGCAATCCGGGGCTGGCGCTGTACGATCTCGCGAGCCCGGGGCGTCAAGGCAATGGTCCGCGGCACCCCGCTCTTTGTGTCCACGAAGGTCGCCTTGCCGTCCTTGGCGTCGCTCCTGAGTAGAAAGACCACCTCGTCCATCCGCCCGCCCGTTTCGAGCGCGAACCGGCATAGATCGCCGAAGGTGCCGTGCATCCGCGCGAAAATCGCATCGATGTCCTCCGCCGGCGGCCGACGGTAGCGCCACTTGCGCGCCCGCCTCGGCTTCTTCGCCAAAAGATCCACCGGGTTCACCTCGGGCCAGCCTGGCAGCTCGCGCACATGCTTTGCTATTCCGGAGATGACCGTGAGATAGCGATTGATCGTCGCCACACCGCTGCCAGATCGCCGCCGCGCCTCCGTGAATTCGATCAGCGCCGCCTTGTCCACCTGGTCCCAATACTTGTCGCCCAAGTAGTCCAGGATCACCCGCAGTAGCTTGGCGTACCCAGCCGCGGTCTTCGGCTTCCACTGGCCCGCCTCGAGCCACAGCGTCGCAGCCTCCTTGAAGGTGGCGCGAATCGTGCCGTGGTAGGGCGAGTTCTCTTTCAGCCACGAGACGAGCCGGCGTTCAGCTTCTCTTCGAGAGCGCGTCTTAAGCGACTGTCGACGCTCTCGTCCGTTAACCTGAGCACGGGCGTACCAGACCCCGTTGCGCTCGTAGAGGTTCTCCGGCTCATCACCGCCTTTTCGCTTGCGATCACCCACGCCCGTAGCCTCTGCCTGTCATAGGTCCAGCTTCTTCCCAGCTTGGCCGCGCCCCACACCTCGCCCTTCGCGGACAGGTTTTGCAGGGTCCGCGGGCAGAGGCCAGTGATAAGCACGGCCTCCTTCGTTTTGATGCGATCGGGCTGAGCCGTCATCCCCGCCCCTCCATCTCCGCCACGACCGCCGCAAACCGCGTCAGTGCCGCCCGCGACTTCATGTTGTCCTGAGGTCGCCGCGGTCAGGCTGTGTGCCGACGCGGAAGGCGAGGACATCCTTGGCGGCGGTGAGGAAGGTGGCTGCTCGTCGAGAAGGTCAGCCGCCTCCTCTGCCGTGCGAATTCGGCGCAGTGTGGCCTGATCTTCGCTCTCATGGGCATAGCGGCCCCTGAACCGGAGTGCTTCTGCCACCTCCCGCGCCTTCTTGCTCTCTTCACCCATGACCCTCTCCGGTGTGTGCGCCTTGCTCGATGGCGGTGGCAAGGAGCAGAGGACTGTTGCTGACGACATGAGTCGGCGATGCAGAGACCGTGTGCGGCTGTTCCCGTAGCCACGCCACCACAGCCGCTCGCTCGGATGCTATGGCGGCGTCGATGGCTGCTAGGGCCTCGCCGGTGGTGTGGTAGATGCTGCCTCCCTCAAGCACGCACCGAACCTCTTCCTCACGACCTTTGCGCGTCTTGGGTATTGCCGCCGCCAGCAGCTCCCGCGCCCGGTTGGTCGCCTCAGTCATGGGAACGCTCCTTATGGCGACCGGCGATGATGAGATTGTTGATTTCGTTGCCGATGTCCCAGCAGCAGGCGCGCCAGGCATTCGTGTTGCGAGACAGCCCGACCCGAACAATAGCCGCTTTCACTTCCTCGCTGGACAGCCAGACGGCGGACGGAGTCGGGTGAGCGGGCGCGTAGGGCGGCTCCTCAGTCATGGGAGGGGGTGTCCTTCCGACGCAGCGAGATCGCGTTCCAAGGCGTCCATCCCTTTGCCGCGGACGCCGAGGTAGCTGGTGAGGGCCGCTGGGCTTAGGAAGTTGCGTGCGCGCTCCATGTCGGCCGGATCGTCGGCACGGAAGGCGGCAATTGGTTTCAGCCCTTCGGGGAACACGGCGACATAGGCGGCATTGAACGCCTCTCGGCAACGCTGGCATGTTCCGCGGCCCGGCTCCCAAGAAACATCCAGGCGGTTCCCATAGCTGAGGAAGGTCTCGATGCCGCCAGATTCTCCTTCAGGTTTACCGAGCAGCTTTCTGCCGCACCATGTACGGCCAACGCCCAAAGTCTGCGGATGCCGCTGCGCGCGACCGTTCGCAATGTGGATGGCAGCCTCACTCATCGCTCAGCTTTCCCTTCGTTCGAGGGGGGAGAGGGGGGTCACAGCATCACCTTCCCGGCGCGCAGCATCTCGGCGCAATGCTGGAGGTAAGCGAAGTGGAGTCCGGCGGGGCGCGGGCTGGGTATCAGGCTCTCGATGAGGCGAGCCGCGACTAGGTTGCCGGGCGAAGCGAAACACTCTCCTCCTCGCATACACCGGGAATGGTGCACGCAATCCGGAGTGAAACCCTCGCACCGCATCACTGCGTTGCCGAACCTTTCAAGCGGAGCACCTTCTTGAAGGTCTCTTTCACGCGCCTTCATCCGACCTTCTCCGGGTTGAGGGCTGCGGTAAGGGCGGCGCGCACGATCCAGCGAAGGCCGGAGTGGTCGGCGCCGAGCTCGATGGATTTTTCCCAGGGAATCGGCTCGTCCGCACCCACGCCAGCCGCTTCGACCAAGGCCGGGCTGATCGCCGTGAAGGGCCGCTGCTCGTAGACCTGCTGCGTCACCCGCTCGACCATCGCCTCGTCGGCGGCGCCGCCCCACGGCAGCAGCGCGGTCTCGGGATAGATCTGGACCGATCCCGGCTCGAATGCGCTCTCGACCGCATAGCCGAGCGCCGTCACCTCAGTGCGATACCAGCCGACGATCTTACCGCGCCAAGATGCGCGGCCCTTCTTCTGGACCAACGCGCCGCACTGGAACTGCGCGTCCGTCGGCCATGGCATCGCCTCGTCGGGGGTGAAGACGGCGAGGAGGTCACGAAGCTCGACGATTGCCTTGGCGTAGGCAGTCAAGTCCTCTCTGTCGCCATTGTTCTCGTTTGCCTCGAACAGTTTGCGGATGCGGGTCATTTCGACCCGCACTGAGGTCGTCGTTGGTGCGACTATCCGCTCCCGCAGCGTCTGCGCTTCGTCACCGGGCATCGGAGCCTCCCACGATGCGCACCGGCAGGTGTTTCAGGATGCCCGGGCTGGATCGGACGAGGCGTGCGGACACGCGCCACCACACGCCGTCGCCGAGATAGACGGCCTTGTCCGTCATGCGCTCACCGGGCATCGGGGTTCTCCTTGGCGGGGATGGAGACTGCGGTGGCGACCTTGGATGCGACGGCAGCAATGCCGGACTGGCGGATCACCCTTTTCAGCATCAACCGCTCGATGTTCTGGTTCCACGGAGCGTCGAGAGTTGTGTCGATCCCGAACTCGGCGAAGACTGCCTGTCGCTGACTTTCGATCAGGTCACGGAAGAAGACCGCGATCACATAAGGCTCATCCCAGATAGGAGACCCCTGTGCATCAAGCTTGGCGCAGGGTTCTGTCACTGCCTTCCCCTCTCCCCCGTCTTGAGCGGTGCGGGCCTCTGTTGCTATGTCTCGAAAGTGCATCGCCTGCAGATGATAGACGCTGGGCACCGGCTTTGCCGTCTGACCCTGCTGCTCGGCGTAGTGCTCAAGGCACGCGGCCTGCTGATCATTCTTCAAGGCCAGCTTTTCCAGCGCCTCCCGCAGCCTCTCCGCTTCCGCCTCGGCTGCTTCGGCTCGGGCCACAGCAACCCCGCATTGACCGACTGCTCTTGCGTATTGGTCAGCGTAGAAGTCGACGCTCCGCTGCACCTCTCCCAGCTCGGCTCGTAGTGAGGTGATCTCGGCATCTCGAGCAGTGTCGTCGCCAGCCATGCGCTCATCATGCCGGGAGCACGGTCCCCAGTTCAGGCAGTTCCGAGCAAGGTTTTCGTGTTCCCCCATCACTCCGCTCCCACCTGGCCGTGCCGCACCATGCCGGCCGCGCTGATCTCGTCGGCAGAAGCGGCGGTGCTGCCGTCGTGCTGGCCGCCATGGTCCGCATCCGAGCGTCCGAACGGTACATCCTCTGGCAACGCGGCCAGTTCGTCCGCGACACGGCACAGAGACTGGATCTCGTCCATAATCGGTCGAACGGCTCCTCGAGCAGCTTTTCCCTCGTCCGTTCCCCACCACTCGGTAAAAGCCTTGGTGCCGCCGCGAGCCCTCTCCCGAGCAAGGTCCATCGCCTCCTTTTGCTTCTGCGCCTCGTTGTCGCCGCTTGCCCACTTGGCCATTGCATGCCCGGTGTGCTCGCCCATCGGCTTGCGCGGGTCGAAAAGGCCCTTGAACTGGTCGGCAACCTTGATCTGGTGAATTGGGCAGCCAGGGGCCGACGGGTCGAGGATGACCATGGCGGTCATTTCGAACATCAGATCCCCGTCGCTTGCCGGATCCCACGGAACATCGTCGCGGCGGGTCTTGGTCTTGCGGGCATTCTTCGCTTTCTCGCCGAATCCCTGCTGCATGACCGGCTTGGCCCGGGTGCAAATGATGATGTTCGTCTTGGCCCTGACGATGCGATCGATCAGACGCCGATACCGCGGCTTCACCTCCGCCCATGCCAGTTGGCTGTACTTGGCCGGGTCAACATCGTAGCGGCCGTTGGCGCGCTTCTCAGCCTCTTGGACGAGGCGGTCCAGCACTTGCGCGTGAAGGTCGAGCACGCCACCGACGCCCTCCCATGCGTGGCTGAAGCTGTCCAGGATAAGCACCGGCAGTTCCGCTGCCTCGGCGGCATCGATCACCTCGATCCAGCGCTCCGGGCCAAAGCCGACCAACTCGCCGGCGTCATCAATCGCGGTGAAGTCGAAATGAACCATCTCCGGAAATGTGGCCTTGTAGTGGAGAGCGCGCTTGTTCTCGGTGTCCACATAGCCGATGGGCGAACCCCGCGGCCCTGTCGTGGCCTCGGCCATGCCGCGCGCCACGCGGAGCGCGGTGAAGGTCTTGCCGGTCGCGCTGCCGCCGGAGATGCCGAGGGCGATCGTTAGCGGGTCATTGATCTCGCTGACCGGGATGAACCTGATGCTCATTGGAATGTCTCCTCGTAAATCGCAATGATGCTGGCAATTTTGGCCTCCGCTGCTTGGGAGGCTTCAAGGATCGCAGCTTGGATCTGATCGTCCGGATGGACGCGAATGACGGCCATCGGCAGCTTCTTCGAATAGCTGGTGAAGTCGATCCACCGGCGCTCCGATACGAGCAGGCCGGTCTGATGCTGCATCAGGTACTCAGGCGGGATCGTGCCGTTTAGAAGGTGTTCGATGAGGGTCTGAACTTGATACTTCTGGCGCCGGGACTTGCATTCCAGAAGGCCGTCGCTGCCGACAAGCCCATCCGGCGAGTAGCCAAGCGTGAACCCCCACTTGTCGTTCGTGATGAACCCGCACTGCGTGACAGGCGCATAGCGTTCAGAATAGAGCGCGCGTGCCTCGGCCTCATCTTCCTCGCCGCGGATCATGTCGCTCGAAATGAAGACGGGTTCGACGGCCTTGGTAAGGCGCTGGGCGGCCAGCTCGTAGATGTGGGTTCGGCACGCCTCATCGTCAGCAACCACGATCCATTCGCGCTGCTTGTAAGGCTCGCCGTTCTTCTTGATGCGCGTCTCTTCTTTGGGCGGAGGAGATACAATCAGCTTCATCTCGCTCGCCGTCAGCAGCCCGCAGCGAGCCGCCAGCCACTCGTCGGAGCCTTGGATGAGACCGTTGTGGTAGCGGATGGTCACCGCCCCCTCCTCACCGGCTGAGCGCGAACCAGATCGGCGGCGCGGTTGATCGCCTCCCAAGCGTCCAACTCCTCGTCCGTCGGGATGTAGGTGGGCGCGCGCTCGGTGAAGCGGTGATCGGAGGTGCGGGTCATGATGCACCTGCCTGGAGCATGAGGATCGCGTTCTTTGCCGCTATCACCTCAGCACACTGATCGGCGCCGCCCGCTAAAATGACTTCGGCGTCTCGCTCCCCACATAGGCGCGCGTCCTTTGCTGCGCGGTCTTGCCAGAACTTCGCGGCTGCCCGTCGAGCAATGTGAAGGACTTCCTCGTCGCTCACCTCCGCCTCCAAGCCGCATCGCGGAAGCTGGCGAGCTGTTCGACGTTGAATCCGGTCTTCTCCCGCACCGCGACATCGAGGCTGATTGCAGCCTCAAGCCGTTCGATCGGCGAGCCGGTCAGGCAGGTGTGCGCAAGGATAGGGATGTCGTCTGTCACGGCGTCACCAACAGCAGGAGGAAGGGGAGCCCTGCGGTCAGGGCGGCGACTGCGAGGAGGTCGCGGGGGCGGAGGTGGATGGTCATGACGGCACCGGGGGCGCGGGGCGGGGCATCCAGTGGGTGGGCTGCGGGCTGAAGATGGTCGTCCTGGCGGGATAGCCATGCTTCCTCTTGACGGTCCCGCGCTCCCGGTAGCAGTCCGTGGCGCGAGCTGGCACCGGCAGGTAGTGATGTGTCTTTCCAGCCCAAGCCACATCGATGAACGGGCCGTCCTTCGCGTTACCTTCGGGCGCCGTCTCGATCGGCTGCCACTGGCTCTCGTTCGTCATTCCGCCGCCTCCCTGAAATCCCCGCCCGCCTCAGCGTCGGGAGGTGAAATTTCGCCCATCCGGCGAGCGATGTACCCGACGGCCATCACAGCGCCGTGGAGCGGGTTCTGCATCGCCTTCTGAGCCAGCGCGGCGGCCCAATTGCGGGCGTAGGAATAGGGCGACGAGTGGTGCAGGCCCTCAGCCTCACGCTCGGCGACGAACTCCCACCCCTGCGGCATGAACCAGCCGGTGTAGTCGTTGTGGTCGTATAGCCGGACAGCGCCGGCCTTGGGTTCGAGGCGCTCGAATCGCGGGCGACGGATGTGCGAGTGGTGCATCACCCCACCTCCCCACCACGAGCCGCGAGGGCGCGAAGGGCGGCGGCGGTGAGGGCTAAAGCGGGGGTGGCTGCGGTCCCCCTCGAGTACCATCTGTTGAGCTTGGCCACCTCAGCTATCCAGCACGAAGGACCGTGCTGCCCTACGCCGGGATAAAGCCCCTCCGGAACCATCGTCATCGCCGCGTCGAGGGAGGAGGTGACAAGCGCGAGGGGCCGCCTAGTAACCAGACGAGGGCTGGATCGGACGAGGCGTGCGGACACGCGCCACCACACGCCCTCGCCGAGATAGACGGCCTTGCCCGTCATCGGCTCGTCACGCTCGCTCACCCCCGCCTCCCATCGTCTGCGCGGGCCTGTTGCGCGCGACGGTACACCCGGCGCGCTGTATAGAGCGGGCTCGGCGCTGGTGTGCCGACGGTTCGTGGATGTGGTGGATGCCACGACCCGTCGTCATGCTGAATTCCATCGGTAGCGAGGATGAGTTCGCCTTCATCAAGTTGGCGGTACTTATGATCCCAACTCATTTTGCTTCCCCCTCGGATGCGCGTATACCTTCCGCGATGTGACGGCAGGCGTCGTTCCAATCGCCAAACTGCGGATGGTCGGTTTGCTGGTCGAAAGCGTATTGCGCCGCATCGAACGACCGCTCTCTTGTGTTCCCCTCGGATGCGCGGGCCTTGGCGGCTGCTTGGCGGAGAGGTTCGTCCAGCGACGAGGCGAGTAGACCAGCACGAGCAGAAGCCGTCGCCCCGCTGTAGCGGCCAGCACCTAGGTCGGCCGCGAAAGCCAACAGTGCGTTCTGGTACTGCTTGAGCGCCCTCCCCAGCACCTCGGCGACGGGTTCAGGCAGTGTGCTTTCCGCCAGCGCGTCGCGAGCGAGGCCACGGTGGCGAGGATCGTTGCCGTACGCGCCGTCCGCGATCTCCTCCAGCTCCAGCCGAGCGATATGTTGCTGCTCGACGGGTTCAGGCGGTGTGGGGGTGGGGTTAGCCATGGGGCTGCTCCTCCAGAATGGCGCGGACTTGGAGGCCGAGCGGGGTAAAGTGGTAGATGTCCTGATCGCGATTGATCGGCTGCCGGTGCCAGATACCCTTCGTGACCAAGTTCAGAGCGACGGTCAGGTGTACCCCGCCAGTATCGAAGGCTCCGCGCACGATCTTGCCGCCGCTGGCCGCGCACAGTTCAATCGCCCGCCGCTGCGCCTCGCTCAGCCCTTCCGCGATCACGCGCGGATCGTCGCGCTCACCGGCCATTGGACGGCTCCCCGCGTGCGAGGGAAAGGGCGTCATCAAGTTCCGACAGGAAGGCGTTCACCTCCTCGCGGGGAATGTCGCCATAGTCTCCGCCGCACTCGTTGGCGCGATGCTGGACCCGCGCCGCAATGTCAGCGAAGGTCGGAGCGGTGACGATCAGGTGGGCATCTTCCTCGCGCGTCACATCGTGAACGACAATCGAACCGTCAGCAGCCACGATCCTATCGGCAATCCGCTCATCGCGTCGGTCAACAGGATGGTGAGCCCAAGGCCCCGCCGTCCACGCCTCCCCGCCTGCCTCTGTGGTGCGGGGGGAGGTCACTTGGACTGCTCCGCGAGGCGCTTCATGTCCGCAAGCGCTTCATCGTTCGAGCAATAAAAGCTCGGCAAACGCTCCATGCTTGGGTCGCTGGCAAGGTAGATCAGGGTCGCGGCCGCTGCGGTGCCGATCTTGTGCTCGAGGGCCTTACCTTCATCGCCGGCCAGCGTGACGACCCAGCCGGCGCGGCAATGCGTCGTATCGCAAGTGTGCCAAGCGCCCATGTCGAGAGCGCGCGGCTGAGAGGCCGCCGCGTACACCTGCTTGTGAATGTCGGGGATAACAGGGGCATCGCGCAGGACGGCACCGCTCAGGTCGGCACCGCTCAGGTCGGCACAGCTCAGGACGGCACCGCTCAGGTCGGCACCGCGCAGGACGGCACCGCTCAGGACGGCACCGCTCAGGTCGGCACCGCTCAGGACGGCACCGCTCAGGTCGGCACAGCTCAGGTCGGCACAGCTCAGGACGGCACCGCTCAGGTCGGCACCGCGCAGGACGGCACCGCTCAGGACGGCACAGCTCAGGTCGGCACCGCGCAGGACGGCACCGCTCAGGTCGGCACCGCGCAGGACGGCACCGCTCAGGACGGCACCGCTCAGGTCGGCACCGCTCTTCCAGGCCCACTTGATGGCTAGGCCGAGTTTCACTCGCGGCGACAGATCCGGCGCACAGCTGATCTCGGCGGTGAATTGGACCTTGCCGGTCCAACGGTTGCGAACCTCAAACTTTTCGTGGGGAGCCAGCGTTGCCACGGTCTTCGTCTCCGGCCGCCGGGGTGGCGGTGGAGACTGTTTAGGCTAGCTAAACGGCACGCGCAAGCTGTTTGTTTAGCCTAACGAAACTTTTTTCTCGAGCGTCACGTCGTTGAGCGTCTCGACCTCGCTGGCAAGGCGCAACATTCCCACGCGGAGGCGCCGAAGCGACATCGCGTCATCGGGATGCATCAGCAGCTCGTAGGGGCGCAGGTTTAGATACTCAGCGAGCTCGTTGATATCGTCGCGCGTATAGGGCTGCTTCCCACTGGCGGTGAGGCTCACCCTCGCCTTGTTCCAGTCCAGATCGCGCACGATGTCTGCCTGCTTCTTGCCAAGCGTCTTCAGCCACTGCTTCAGGTACCAGTCATGCGCGGGAGCTGCCATGTGCGAATGATACCACCCACGCTTACGACGGTCGTTTCGCTCAGCTAAACATTTGATGTTGCGCCTGCCGTTTAGACAGTCTAAACGCTTGTGCATGACGCTAGACGCATATCTCAGCCGGCCTGACGCCAAACAGCTTACGACGCTCGCTTCCGAGATCGGAGTTTCGAAGGGCCGGCTGTCCCAACTTCGTCATGCGACCGACTGGCCGCCCGAGCTGGCATTGAACGCGGAGAAAGCCACCGGCGGTGTGCTGAACGCTTCATTGCTCTCGCCCGTCGTTGCGAAGGCGCGACTTCCGCAAGAGGCCGCGTAGATGTCAGGCCACGCTGTCCCGATCCGGCCCACGCGATCGCCGCTTCCTCGGCTTTGCGGGAAAGTGGAGCACGTTACCGCGGTCGTGCTCGTCAAGCACGAGTCGCACTGCCGCGTTAGTAGCCCGCGCGATCCGCAGCGGCATGCAATGCTGATCCCCGTTCGACCAAGCCATGACGAGGTTGCCGTCAGCGATCCGAACCGTGGGCACTTCGTCTCTGTACGCGCACATGTTTCCTGTCCTCCCCATGCGGGGAAGCTGCCCACTTCCAGCTCCTGGTTTCCACGGCGCGACTCGTCTGCCCGGGGCCAGCGTATGCCGAACCCAGCCTTTAGGCTAGGTGCAAAGTGTAACAAATCTGTAGCAATCGGCGCTAGGCCCATCGGTTTGCGTGGAAAGGCGGGGGTCACAAGCCGCGCCGGTGGGGTCTGGTGATGGCGCAACCGCGGGCCATCATCGCCGCCGAAATCGAACGCCTGATCGACCTTCTCGACTGGATCGACGGTGACGCCGATTTCGAGCCGGACATCGACTGCGGGGCTGATGACATCGGGGAAGTCGAAGGCGACACCTTCATGGAAAGGGCCGCCTAGATGCTCGGCCCCATCCTCATCGTCCTTGGCCCTCTTATAGGCCTCGTGCTGGGCTGCCTCGCCATCGAGGCTTCCCGCGTCCTCGCGGATCTTCTGACGCGCCAGGATGCGACGGACGAGGAAGCCTATGGCGACTGGCCTCATGACCCAACCACCAACATTGGAGACTGCAATGTCCTCTAGCTCGCAAGCGCAAGGTGGGGGCGTCGGCTGCCTCACCGTCCTTGGCATCGTATTTGTTGTGCTCAAGCTAGTGGGCACCATCGACTGGTCGTGGTGGTGGGTCCTCGCACCGTTCTGGGTACCAGCCGTGTTGCTCCTCGCGATCCTCGGCGTCGCGGCTGGCATCTCTGCCATATCACGCCGGTGATCATCGCCGTGCCCACTCTTTCTTGCCATGCCCACGATGGGAGCAATGCACGATGAGCGTCCGCCAATCGTCGGAAAAGAGACCCGTATTTTCCGCTTCGTCAGTTCTCGATGCCGTCGCTTCCGAGCTGTCGCTTATCAAGTCTCAGGATCGGCTCACATATGCCGACTTAGCGCGGGTGCTCGGCAGGTCTGACGATCAGGCTGCCAAGTATTGCGAGGGCACTGCCGAGATGGGCATTGTCGCCTTTGCCAGCGCGAAGCGCGAGTGGAACGGTCGCTTCACCGGTGCACTTGATCGTCTTTGTCACGATAGCCGCCCCAGCAAGGTTGCTGATCGCCACCACGAAAGCAAGGTGCTGAAGGCGGCGTTAGCACTGTCTATCGCACTGACTGACGACGACGAGATATGTGCCGAGGATGTTCGGGCAAACCGCGCGACTATCGAGGCCGCGCGCGACAGCCTGGAAGCCCTGCTGAGTAAGTTGACGGTGCAGGCGGCGTGACCGTCCGCATCCTCATAGGCGACTGCCGGGAGCGGATGAAGGAGTTGCAGGATTGCAGCGTCGACTCCGTTGTTTGTGATCCACCGTACCATCTGACGAGCATCGTGAAGCGGTTCGGCTCGGCAACCGCGGCGCCTGCTCAAGTCGGTGCCACCGGTGCCTATGCCCGTGCCTCACGCGGCTTCATGGGCCAAACCTGGGACGGCGGCGACATCGCGTTCCAGCCGGAGTTTTGGGCCGAGGTGCTGCGCGTCCTGAAGCCTGGTGGGCATCTCGTCGCCTTCTCCGGCTCCCGCACCTACCACCGCATGGCTGTGGCGATCGAGGATGCCGGGTTTGAGATCCGCGACCAACTCATGTGGCTGTACGGCTCCGGGTTTCCGAAGTCGCACAATCAGCCTGGCGGGCTCGGTACTGCTCTCAAGCCAGCGCACGAACCGACCTGCCTCGCTCGCAAGCCGCTGATCGGCACGGTTGCCGCCAACATCGCTGCGCATGGCACCGGGGCGCTGAACATCGACGGGTGCCGGATTGAAGCGGGCAAAGAGACTATCGAGCGCGGCGATCTTGACGCCGCCTATACCAACTCAGCCGAAGGTTATCAGCGGCTCAACCGCAGCATGATGACCCATAAGCCGAAAGAACGTGCAGGGCCCGCAAATGCACTCGGTCGCTGGCCCGCCAACATCATCCACGATGGCAGTGAGGAAGTGCTGGCCGGGTTTCCCGAAAGCAACGCTCGCGATGGCGTGACCAAAGGTGCGAATTTGGGGTTCCACGGCGGAGGTGCGGCCCACAGCCGGATCCCAAAAGAAGTGCGAAGCGACACCGGCTCCGCAGCCCGCTTCTTCTACTGCGCCAAGGCCACCTCCGAGGAGCGCGGCGAGGGCAACAATCACCCGACCGTGAAGCCGGTCGCGCTGATGCGCTGGCTGTGCCGTCTCGTCACTCCGAAGGGCGGGACGGTGCTGGATCCGTTCGCCGGATCCGGATCAACCCTGATCGCAGCTGACGCCGAAGGGTTCGATGCGATCGGCTGCGAGCTTTCCCCGGAATATGCAGCCATTGCCGAGCGCCGCATGCGCGCCGCTGCCGGCATGTTCGCGGAGATAGCAGCATGACTGGCTGGCACTCCAAACAAGCCCTCCCGCCCGATCTGAGCCTCATAGATCCGCAGCTCGCGGACGCGCGCATTGCCGCGGCGGCCGAGTATGAGCCCGACTCCATTCCCAGCCGCGCGATTCTCTCCGGCCAATGGGACGGCGGATCCGTCGTCGGCAGGCATTTGCGGGGAGGGGAGTGATGCCTCCGACGAAGATTCCCGCGAACTTCGCCGAGATCGCGCACCTCCCGAACAAACAGCTCGTTGCGATGCTGGGCGTGGCCGAGAAGACGATCAGTTGTGCGCGCACTCGTCTGGGCATCAGTAAGAAGGGCGGACGCACCCCTGAGGTCCGAGTTCCCGATGGTTTTGCTGCCCGGGCCGGGAGAGTCCCGGATCGGACCGTAGGGGCCGAGTTCGGTGTTTCCATCGCCACGGCCCTCCGGTGGCGCAAGGCGTTGGGCATCTCGAAGTATCGGCGGCCGAAGGCTGAGAAACCCGCGAAGGCTAAGCTGTTGCCGCGCGGTGGCAGCCTTGGTCACCCGGTGCCTGACGACTTCACACGGCTGGCGCCCACTTTGAACCTCATGGCGCTCGCCAAGCACTACGGTCGCGACAGGAAGACCATCTACCGCTGGGCAAAGCTCACCGGCGTCTATCCCAAAATGCATCGCCGCGACCCACGGCAAATGGCGCATCGCCCGCCCGAGCAGCGCGTCAGCCGCCGGCCCGGTCGTGCTCGCAAGCCCGTCGAGTTCGCCCGCACCAAGCCCGTCGCGGGCCGTATGGTGCTCCCAGCAGCGCCGCGCCAGGCCCCACAGCGTGCCGGGCGCGAGGAAGAGGCCGCTCAGCACCTCCGGCGCCATTACCCGATCGTCTGCCGCTGCAACGAGCGCGGAGGCGCGGACCAGAAGGGTGAGTTGTGGCTGGTCGGGTCGGCGGTGCTCACGCCGGCGGAAATGCTCGAGCGGGCCAAGCGCAAGGGGTTTGATCCGGAGATCTGGCGGAGGATCGCGACGTGAGACGGCGCCATTTCTCCAAGAAGCTGAGCAAGGCTCAGAAAGCGGTCGTACCGTCGATGATGGACGCCGCTGTCGCTGCGGAGGCGCGGACGGTCGAGGAGTGCGAGCAGCGCTTGGCAGAGGAGGCGAAGAGCCGATGACCTCCGCCAACCCCCTCGATATGCCCGCCGACGATTTCGATCAGGAACTGGACCCGGCTATCTATGTCGAGCCGAAGGACCGCGGCACCGCCTCTGAGGATGCGCGCCAGGCCGAGTTCGTGACGCTGATGCGGCGTACCGCGCGGGCGTGCCGGGTCTTTGCCGTGCCCAACGGTACGCATATCGCCAGCCACGCGGGACGGGCGAAGCGGCAGCGGGAGGGCCTGCTCTCCGGCGAGCCCGACACCGGCATAAGCTGGGCTGACGCGCCTACGGCTCGGATCGAGTTCAAGAACGGCCGCAAGATGCCGGACGAGAACCAGATTGAGGCGCTCAACTGGTACCACCAGCGCGGCCATCCCGTCGCCGTTTGCCGGACCGCAGAAGGCGCGATGTGGTGGCTCCGCTCGATCGGCGCTCCGGTGCCTGAGGTGCGGTCGTGAATGCGCCGGCGCAGATCCAACGCCCTGCATCTCGACGCGCTGCTTACGAGCCAATTGTGCGGACGATGCTCCCTGGCTGTGACGGCGAGGAATTGCAACAGCGGTGCTCGCTGCTTCTGGCCCGCGACAATGCAACGGCCGGCCTGCGTCGCTGCTCAGATGAGGCGGCAGCGGTGCTCGAGCATGTTCAGCGCCTCGCGACGACCTATGCGTTCGCCTCACTTCCTCTCGCTGCCCTCAAGGCGCTCCGATACCAGATTGTGATGCTCACCGCTGCTGCGGCTGGGCTTGAGCAGTTCGCCTACGGCGTGGCCTCCAATGAGGAGGGGGCAGATGCGCGTGGCTGAGGATGGATATGAGGGCCTGCATCCGGGGCCGGACCTAGATCCGCAGCGCGATGGATTTGACGAGTCCGCGTATGCTCCGGAGCCCGGGCCAGCGAAAGTGGTCGAGATCGCCACAGGGAAGCCCGTAGAGCGCAAGGAAGGCGAAATGCGCGCCTCACCTTTCACCTGGCGCCCGGAGGCCGATCTGCCCCGCCGTCAGTGGCTTTACGGGCGACATCTGCTGCGCAAGTTCCTCAGTGTCGATGTCGCGGCCGGCGGCGTCGGTAAATCCTCGCTCAAGATCGGCGAGGCGTTGGCGCTTGCAAGCGGCCGCGACATCTACGCTCAGACGCTGCACGAAGGCCCGCTGCGGGTGTGGCTCTACAATCTCGAGGATCCGAACGAAGAGACAGAGCGCCGCATTCATGCCGCGGTGAAACGCTTCAACATGCGCCCCGAAGATTTCGGAGACCGCCTGTTCATGGACAGCGGCCGCGACCAGCGCTGCGTCATCGCTGAAGAAACCGCGACCGGCGCCAGGATCATCAGACCGGTGGTGGACGCCATCAAGGCTGAGCTCCTGGCGCGGCAGATCGATGTCCTCATAGTCGATCCCTTCGTCTCCTCGCACATGGTTAGCGAAAACGACAATATGGGCATCGATCTCGTCGCGAAGGAATGGGCGGCCATCGCCGACGCTTGCAACTGCTCGATCAACCTCGTGCACCACGTGCGCAAGGCCAACGGCACCGAAGCGACGGCAGACTCAGCCCGCGGCGCATCATCGCTGATCGGTGCCGCCCGCTCAGTCATGGTCTTTAACAGAATGACGCCGGACGAGGCCGAGAAGGTCGGCGTGGCGGCGGAGGAAGCGCGGTTCTTCTTCCGCGTCGACAATGACAAGGCGAACCTCGCGCCGCCTGGGGCCACGACCTGGTATCGCATGAACAATGTCGACCTCGACAACGGCGATAGTGTTGGGGTGGCGTGCCGCTGGAAGGCTCCGGATCTGTTCGAAGGCATCACGACGGCGCACCTGATGCGGGTTCAGAAAGCGGTTGGGGCGGGCAGGTGGAAGGAGAGCCCGCAGGCCAAGGATTGGGTTGGAGTCGCAGTCGCTGAGGCGCTGATGATGGACGCGGAGGACAAGAAGGACAAGCGCCGAATAGCCGCGATGATGAGGGAATGGATCAAGAACGGACTGTTCGAGGTGGTCGAGGATGTGGACCCGAAACGGCGCGAAAAAAAGCTGTTCGTAGTGGTCCTGAATTGGGTGTCGGAATGACCTGCCCAACCCGGAAAATCGCAGGTTGGGCAGCGTTGGGCAGGTTGGGCAAAAACCAGTCGCTCAGCCTGCCCAACCACCACCTCCCCTCCGTAGGAGGTGGGGTGGTTGGGCAGGGCGTGGCGGGCGCCCTGGCTAGGTTGGGCACATTCCGGGGTTGGGCAGCCCCTGAACGATACGCGCGCGGGAGGTGAGGGTGATGAGCAAGTTAGCGGTAAGGATCGGGCGAATGGCGAAGGGCAAGAGCAGGAAGAAGCCGGTCGAGATCTGTAGCCCGACTGCGGAACAGATGAAGGCGGGCCAGTTCCAGGTCGGCGATATCGTGGACCGGGAAGGCGGGAGGTCGATGACGATCGGCAAGGCCTATCGCCGCGTCCCGATGATCGACACGCTGCGGGCCATGTTCTCGGAACCCGAGTGGAAGGCACTGCACCACTACCGGCACCACGCCATGGTCGCTGACAAGAGCCCGGTGAGGGACAGCCTGTGCATTCAGCGGCAGGGCGGAAGCGGTGGCGGCACGACGGTGGAGATGCTGAACGCGGTACGGGTGACGGCCGATTGCGAACGAGCTGCGGGACAGTTGGTCGACATCCTGCGGGCCGTGGTGATTGAGGATCTGAGCCTGAGCGAGTGGGCCATGCGGCAGGCTGGCGGCTTGGATGTACGGCGCGAGAAGAAGGATCAGGCCGGCAATGTCCTGCGGGTCACCACTACCATCGAGCCGCGGAGGAAGGCGCTTGAGATCGCTCAGCTTGAGATTAAGATGGTGGCGAAGCGGGTAGAGGCGGAGTTGGCGGCGTGAGTGTCGAGGAGGAGGAGAGGAAAGCGCGCTTCAAGGCGGCCCGGCTCGCGCTGACTGGCGGCAGGTGGAGTCCTCAGGAAGCTGAGGAGCTTATCGCATTTGTCAGGCAGGGCACGGATTATCGATTGCGAGATCCTTGACAGATTTACGGAACGGTGTCACTAATTCGTCAACATGGTGCATTGCGCCAGTGGGACCCGCAGAGCGCCCACCGCTCGCGGGTCTTTTGGTATCCAGATCGGGAGATGGCGATGCTGCGGCGCTTCCTCGCAATCTTCGCGTGGAAGACAGAGTTTGTTGCGGGGGTTTACGCGTACCAGGAGAATCGCGTGACCGGACGGCGCAGGGTTCGTCGCGTCATCGATGGTGGGTACAGCTCTCTTGATGTAGAGTGGCTACAGGCGGGATCGAGCTTTTGGGTTTACCAAGGTCAGCCGTAGTTCAACGCCTCCGAGGCCGAGCAGGCGTAGAGCAGCGCAAGCGCAGGCTGGCACGAACCAACGGACTATGTGAGCGGTGCCTACCGAAGAGGGTGCGGGCCGCTACGGTGGTGGATCACATCAAGCCTCTGGCGCTCGGTGGTAGCGATGAGGACGGCAATACGCGGAACCTGTGCGAGCCGTGTCACCTGGAGGTGACCGCGGAGCAGTTCGGGTTGAGGGCGCCGAAGCGACAGACGGGAGTGGACGGATGGCCTGTGTGAGAGAGATAAGGCAGCCTGTGGCGCCGTTGCTGAAGTCTATCACGATCAGGGTGAAGATTACCGGTATGCGCACACTGCGGGCTAGGATGTGGTGCGCCGCCCATCTGTTCCGGCTTGCAGCCGCCGTGTCGGGATGCGCGGTTGCGATCGACATCGACTCAGCCGATCCGGCCTAATATAATATAATATGGCACGTCCTTTGCCCGTTCATCAATGGGCACCTCAACCTGAACAGGCATGTTGAACCGCAGCATGGTAGGGGGGAGGGTGAATTACTGAATTAATACAGTAGGACACCGCCGTCAACAGAGAATAACCATATCCACAGTTGAGAGTTCGACCCATGGCTAATCCGCGCCAGCCGGTAGCGAAGGCTAAGGCTACAGGCGCTGCCGCTAAGAACCCGGGGCGTCACGCTGATCGATCAAGCCCGAAGGTGACGGGGCTGGGCAAGCCTTCGACCTTTCTGGACAAGAATGGCCGCGAGGCGTGGGAGGGCTTCAAGCGCGAGCTGCCATGGCTCGCTGAATCGGATCGCTCTCTGGTCGAGATTGCTGCGCTTGTCCGCGGTCGGTTGCTGGGCGGCGAGGATGTTGGTGTGACCGCGCTGTCGATGCTGCAAGTCATCCTGAGCAAGATGGGCGCCTCTCCTGCCGACCGCAGCAAGGTAAGTGCACCAAATGGCGACGAGCCTGAAGACGAGTTCTTTGGTCCTAACTGATCGAGGCACCAGATACGCGCTGGATGTCCTGGACGGGAAGATTGTCGCGGGGCCGCACGTCCGGAACGCCTGCCGGCGCCACATCGACGACCTGCAGTTCGGCCCAAACCGCGGACTGTTCTACTCGGTGGAGAGGGGGGAGCGGGTCTGCCGCTTTTTCGAGCAGAAGCTTCGCCTAAACGGAGGGCAATTCGAGGGAAGACCGTTTCTGCTGCACCCGAGCCAGGCGTTCAAGGTGCATAGCATCTTCGGCTGGCAGCGCACCGACAACACCCGCCGCTTCCGCAGGGCCTACATTGAGGAGGGCAAGGGCAACGGAAAGTCGCCGTTCGCCGGCGGCATCGGTCTCTACGGCATGATGGCCGACGATGAGCCGGGGGCGGAGATTTACCCGGTTGCTTCACACCGCGATCAGGCGATGATCCTGTTCCGGGATGCTGTCGCGATGGTTGATCAGTCGCCGGATCTCGCAAGTCGGGTCACGCAGAGCGGCGGCCCGGGACGAGTCTTTAACCTGGCTTGGCTGAAGACGGGATCCTTCATGCGACCGTTGTCGAGGTCGGCCGGGAAGTCAGGTTCAGGTCTGCGCCCTCACATGGGCCTCGCCGACGAGCTGCACGAACATCCAAACCGCGATGCGGTTGAGATGATAGAGCGCGGCTTCAAGTTTCGCAGGCAACCGCTGTTGCTGATGATCACGAACAGCGGGTCCGACCGTAATTCGATCTGCTACGAGGAACACGAGCACGCGGTGAAGGTGGCGGCCGGCACCCTGACGCCGGGCGAGGATTTCGCCTATGTTGGCGAGCCGATCGATGACACTACCTTCTCCTTCGTCTGCTCGCTGGACCCGAAGGACAAGCCGCTCGAGGACCCTAGTTGCTGGGCCAAGGCAAACCCGCTGCTGGGCACCATCCTCACCGAGGAATATCTGGCCGGCGTCGTAGCGCAGGCGAAAGCCTTGCCGGGGAAGCTGAACGGCATTCTTCGGCTTCACTTCTGCCAGTGGACAGATGCCGATACCGCCTGGATGTCGAGGGAGGTTCTTGAACCTTGCTTGGCCGACTTCGACCCGACCATCCATCACGGTAAGCGCATCGCTCAAGGGCTGGATCTGTCGCAGAACAGGGACATCACGGCCAAGGCTTCGATAGTGGAGACCGGCAGCGTTGAGGTTGAGGTAGAGGTCGACGGCGAGAAGAAGATCGTTGCGAAGCCCACCTATGACGCATGGATAGAAGCTTGGACGCCGGGTGATACCATCGCCGAAAGGTCCACACGGGACAAGGCGCCGTACGAGGTGTGGGCGCGAGAGGGCCATCTGCACGCGCCGAAGGGCCAGAGCATCCGCTTTGACCATGTTGCGCAGTCCTTGGCCGACGATGACCGAGACTTCGACATCGGCATGGTCGGCTATGACAGGTACGCTTTCCGGCGGTTCGAGGAAGAGGTCGCTAGGCTTGGTCTGTCGATCGACTTCGTGGAACATCCGCAGGGAGGGACGAAAAAGGGCAAGCCGACCGAAGAAATGATCGAGGCAGCCAAGGCTGAGAAGCGGGAGCCGGAAGGCCTCTGGATGCCTGGTTCACTGCGAGCGCTGGAAGAAGCACTGCTGGAGGGCCGTATCCGCCTGAAGCGTAATCCGGTGCTGGTTTCGGCCATGATGTCCGCAGTTACCGATGAAGACCGCTGGGAAAATCGCTGGCTCGCGAAGGAGCGCCACGAACAAATCGACGCTGCAGTTGCCCTTGATGGCATCGGCACAGCGCTGCAATGCCCAAGGGGCCGTCGCGCTCCTACCAAATGCTCATCCTCTGAGAGAACCCTAATGCAGAACCGGGCCTATTCGTCCTCTCGATCAAATCGATCGATGAGGACAAGCGTTTATTCGTGGGTCGCCACCACGCCGACCGTCGATCGTGTCGGCGACATCATTGACCCGATGGGGGTGAAATTCACCAACCCGCTCGCTTTCCTTTGGCAGCACCAGCACGACAAGCCGATTGGCTCCGTCAAATTCGACGCGCCGACCAAGGACGGCATTGGCTTCGAGGCTGAGATCGCCCGCACTGAAGAGCCTGGCACCTTGAAGGACAGGCTGGACGAGGCATGGCAGTCGATCAAGCTGGCTTGGTCCGCGCTGTTAGCGTCGGCTTCCGCCGATCGAGTACAGCTTTATGGACACCGGCGGCATTCGCTTCAGCGAGACGGAGTCTTCGAGCTTTCCCGCCGTCACGGTCCCCGCTAATTCAGAGGCGCTGATCAACGAAATTAAGTCGATGGGCGACGCTGCGTACATTCGCGCGATCAAAGCCCTCGATGCGGAGGTGCGGCATGACGCTGGCATCCCGATCCCGAAATTCCGGCCAGACCCGAAGGCGCTGCCGCGACAGGCAAGGGCGCTCGCGTGGTCCGCTTGGATGAACCTGCCCGCGATCGGGCGAAGCCTTTCCAAATTCGCTCGATCAGAGGATTCAATCATGAGCAAGTACGCAGAGCAGATCACCGCCTATGAGGCGAAGCGCGGTGCGCTGGTTGGCAGCATGGACGCCATCATGTCCAAGGCAGCCGAGAGGGCGCGACCCTCGATGCAGCGCAGCAGGAAGAGTATGACGGCTATGACGCCGACATCAAGCCGTGGATGCCCACCTGGGCCGGCTGCGCGTCATGGAGAGTGCCACTGCGGTCAAGGCTGTCCGGCGGTCGGCAGCTCGTCGACGATGGCTCCGCCGCGCGGGCGGCGACCGCATCGTCGTCAAGGGTCAGCCGAAGCTGGCGCCGGGCATCGGCTTCGCACGCATCGCCAAGTCGCTGGGCATGGCCAAAGGGTCGATGGGCGTGCCCTTCGTATCGCCGAGGCTCGCTATGGCGCCGACAGCGACACGGCGGCGTCTTCAAGGCCGCGGTGACGGCGGGTTCACCCTTAGCGAGCTGGGCGGAGATCTGGTCGGCGACACGACTTCGGCCTTCGCCGACTTCGTGAGTATCTGCGCCCGCAGACTATCCTCGGCAAGTTCGGCAGGACGCATCCCGACCTTCGCCGCGTTCCGTTTCGCGTTCCCGCTCGTCAGCCAGACTGCCGTCGCGACGGCTACTGGGTCGGGAGGGTGCGGCCAAGCCGCTGACCGCCTTCGACCTTCAGCCGGACCACGATGGAGCGCTGAAGGTGCGAACATGCGGTGCTGACCGAAGAGGTATTCGCTCCAGCTCGCCTTCCGCCGAGCCATCGTTCGCGATGCTCTGCGGGATGCGCTGGTTGCTCGCCTCGATGTCGATTTCGTCACCCTGCCAAGGCGCTGTTGCGGGCTGTTTCGCCGGCTTCGATCACCAACGGTCAGCACCGACGACATCGCGTCCTCTTCGGCGCGATGCGGATGCATCCGCCTCGATGTGCGCTCGTGTTCTTGCTCGCTCATCGCGGCGAACAACGCGCCCGAGCTCCGGCGTGTGATCATGTCGGCGACGAACGCGCTCGCGCTTTCGTGCTGGTCAATCCCTCGCCAGTCGGAGTTTCCGGGCATCAGTCATGACGGGCGGCGCTTCCAGGGGCTTCCGTCATCTTCTCGGAGTAATGTCGGCAACGTGATCATTTTGGATAACGCGCCGACATCTATCTGGCGGAACGACGTCGAGATCGCCATCGACCTGAGCGCGAGGCTTCGCTCCAGATCGGAAGCGCGCCGACGATGAACAGCACGACCCGACGGCGATCGCCACGGTGTCGATGTCCAGACGAACTCGGTCGCATTCCGGGCCGAGCGCGACCCAACTGGCGCGCTCGCCGCGCCACTCGGTCGCGTACCTGACCGGCGTTGCCTACGCGGGCCGTGACGGCCCGACCGCGTTAAGTTTGAGGCCGGTGCGGCCTAAACGCGCCCGCGCTTAATGAGGAAGAATTTTAGTGCGCGTTCCCGATGATACGCCAACATGGGAAGTGACCTACGCAGGCGCGGCAGCTTTGGCCGAAGAACAGTTCGAGTCCAACGCGATCGAGGCCAAGCTCGGCTTCCTTGAGACCCTTGGCCGGGCTCGGCTGGTTGAAGACGGCGGCCCCCGGCATGGAGAGGCCGCGTGGACAAAGAGGCCGCAAGGGCGGAATCCAAGCAGCCCTGAAAGGGGACCTCGCCGCCCTTCGGCCCAATAACGTTGAGGTCGTGGGCAAGCTTCACGGCTGGGTGATAGGATGAGGGGTGCCCGCCACGCGCTGCGCGAGAAGAGAAGATCGCTGAAACGTCGTCCGAACCGAAGTAAGCCCTCTCGGGTTCGTTTTCCGTAGCTCTGGGTGGTGAGGCACGAGTGAAATAACTGCTCGGCCTCTAACATCAAGCGCGAGAGAAGGCGATGGACGCACTGTCTCCAGATCGCGGGTTGTGGTGGTGGTGCCCATCATCCGTGGTGAAGCGTTCAGCGCGGCGCATGGCAGGAGAATGTCGAGGTCAAGTACGTCAGCAGCCAGCCGGCGTTACTCTCTTTCTCACCTGTTTTTGTATTCGCCTGATCTAGACGCTGATCGCATCGACATCGCACAAGCTCCGCGTGAATTGAGAAGCTGGTGGCGCAGGACAGGACGGCATCTGACGAGACCGGAAGAACGCGGCTACTCGCCCGTGCTGCGCAAACCGAATGGATTCCAGACCCGCATCCAAATTTTTCGAGAATTGGGTCCTCACAAGCTTCAGCAGTGGGCAATGCGTACATCCTCAAGCAGCGGAGACGCCGCGGCGCGTCGTTGTCCGTCTCTTCGTGCTGGACCCGTGCCGAGTGAAGCCGCTTGTGTCGAGAGCGGGGAAATCTTTTACGAGCTGGATACCGATAACCTTTCCGGCCTTGCCGACAAGAGTCGTGGTGCCGCGCGGGAGATCATCCACGATCGCTTCAACTGCTTCTTTCACCCGCTGGTCGGGCTGTCGCCAATTTTTTGCCAATGTGTGGCCGCGACGCAGGGGCTTTCGATCCAGAAGGGTTCAGCCTTGTTTCTTCGCCAATGCGTTCCCGACGGAGGGGTGGTCACACACCCGGTGCAATTGGCGACGAAACGGCCGCCTCGCCTCAAGGCTTATGTGGGACAGTAATTTTTCTCGGCAAGAACTCCGCAAGGTTGCCGTGCTTGTGACGGGTTTTGAAGTATGAGCAGGATGGCGACCAAGGCCGTTGATGCGCAGCTTATCGAGCAGCTTAAGTGGTCGGCTGAGGTAGTCTGCTCACCTACATGTTTC